CGGAGCGAAGGTTCGGCCAGATGTTCAGCGTCGCGGCTCCGTTTACGTCCGAGCTGGCGTCGGCCGTGACCCGGTGAAGCCGGTAGTCGCCGATCTGGATGTAGTCTCCGGCGCGCAGCAAACAGCTCTGATTGGCCGCCCAACCTTTCGTGATGAGCGAATAGCCAGACTGCGCGCCGTTGACGGTCGGCGTGCCAATCGCCGTGCCCATCGGATACGTGGCCTTCGGATCGCCGAGCAAGAACGCATTCGCGCCACCACGGCAGGCCAGCAGAAACGCGGTCCAGGCGTTGTAGCTGCGCTGGCTCATTTTGTTGAACGAGACCTGGCCAGACCACCACGAAGCGCCCCAGTCATAGGTCTTGATCGCGCCAGTGAACGGGCTCTGTGTCGTGGCCACCGCTTCGTTGTTGCTCCACTCGATGCTCTGCGGGCCGCTCACGTCCCGCGCCGCATAATGCGGGCACCGGATGAGCGTCATGCCGTTGTACGTGGTCATGGATTCCCCAAAATAAAAGGGCGTCCCGAAGGACGCCCTGCAAACTGCACAACCATTTTTCGTTGGCGAAAAGCTAGACCACCGTCGCTCCCGACAGCAGCGCAGTCAGGCTCGGATGATTCTTCAATGCGAGGTAGGCCTGGCACTGAAGAATGTCATTCACTTCGGTCGGCTGCGTGCCCGAAGGATCGGTGCCGAGCATGGTCGCAAAGTTGGCACTGTACAACGTGCTCGACGAGCTGCTGGACGTGCTGGCCGTCTCATCCGCGAAACCGTAGCCGTCGCGCGTCAACGGCTGACTGCCGCCATCGGCAGCCGCCTTGCTCGCGTAGACCTCGAACGAGACGACGGCCTGTGCCGCCTTGTGCTGTACCTCGACCTTGGTGATGCGGAGATATGCGGCATCGTGCGTCGTGCCATAGACGTCGGTGTAACTTGCAAGCTGGTAGGCCATCTATCGAGCTCCTTTGCGTTTGATCTGCTTGCGCAGTTGGTTGATTTGGCGCTGCTGTTCCTGCACGGCAGCCCAAAGATATGCGGTCATTTCGTTTTGCTTGAGCATGCGCGCATCATCTACATCTTTTGCGCTACCATCCTCGGCATAGACTTTACCCGGCTTACTGTCGACTGATGACGCCATACCGTGTGACTCAACCTCTTGCGCAATCCAACCAGTTTGTACTCCTTGATCCTGCTTTGGATCATTCCACGCAAATTGCACGGCGCGTGTTGCCAAGACTTTATCTAATGCTGATTTGGGGTCTAACGTGTGAATGTTATGTTTATCGCGTGCATCCGAAGTTGCGGTCCACGAGATTCCGGCAACCCCACCGTTAACTTGCAATGTATAACTTGGAGAGTCAGTCCCGATGCCCACATAGCCGTTTAACGCAACATACATGCGCAGTATTCCATATGTAAAAAACTTCAAACCTGCATATCCCGACAGATGTGCAACAGGGCCAGATGCAATGGCTGAATCATAATACCAGCCCAACGAATAGTGTCCTACCGTATTACCGTCATAGGTAAACACATCACTATCATTGTTATACCCAAGCGAATGCCCTATACCTATCGATGCATAATTAGCAAAGAAGGAATGACCGGCAAAAAACGATGTGCCAGCTACGTATAGCTTATAACCGGCATCTGTTTGTGTGCCTATAGCAACATTTCCGGACCCAAAGATGTTAAGCATGTTGTCGGCGCCAAACAGTCCAATGCCAACATAATTGACAGTAGAAGCACTGGCGTTGTAGTTGAAAATTAGACTGCCCGAGTTATACATACTGGCGGCCTTGCCGAAATTAATTCCTCCGGTATATCCTCCCGTAGCGGCATAGGGACTCATAACGTACAGGGCAATATCGTTGCCATTGGTATCTTCAATGATTGTCTTCGCGCCGCCGACAATATGTATCGGCGAAAGAATCGTTTGCGTAGCTGTCTGCGTGGTGCTCAGATAACCAATCGCCCGTGCCGCCGAGCCATTGAAAGCCGTTCCCGCCCCCGCGCCATCGGTAAGAGTCAACGCGAAAGGATTCGCCGCCGTGATCGTGCATGATCCAGCCAGCGCACACGAAACGCCATTGACCGTGCTTACGCTACTCGACAACGTGGACACAGGCACCGTGCCAGTAAGCGTGCCCGTAAAAGAGAGGTTGCCATTGATGGTCGTATTGCTCAGAGTTGACGTGCCAGAGACACTGAAGTCTCCATTTACCGCCAAAGACCCGCTCGTCGACGAGGCCGTAAACAGCGCCGGTAGCACCAATGCGCCCGGATCAAATGTATCCAGCGTCCAGGTTGTTCCCGTGATCGTTGTCGTGCCAAAGTCGCGAATCACGCTCGACGTGTTGAGCGCCGACGTGAGCGTGATGTGGTAGCGCACATTCGTCGGCACCGTGGTCAACGAGTCGAACACGGCAAAGCCGCTCTGCAGCGCGCCATTCGACACAAGGCCGCACTTCTTCACGGGCACCACCTGCGCGGAACTGTCCCGGTAGCCGATTGCGATACCGCTCGCATCCACCGGCTGAAAGCAGAGCCGCGCGGCCGCGATCTTTCTCCCATTCAAGTCGGTGATGTTGCTTGCCGAGATGGTCGTCGTGCTGGCCACGGCACAGGCCGCGGCCGACAAAAGAAGCAGAACAGAAAACAGGTATTTCATCTAGTTCCCCTGTGTGAATTGCGCGAAGATTGCGGGCCACGTGGTCGAGGCGCTGTCGGGCGACAAAGAAAACGATGACCCGAAGGCCTGAATCGTGTCGCCGGTGGACGTGTCTACGAGAAACGCACTGTACCTGGCCGAAGGATTGTCCGGGCTGTCCGTGGTCGAGTCCAGGCTGATCGCAGGAATCGTCAGCGTGTTGCCACTCACCGTGCAGGCCGATTGGATGTAGAAATCACCCTGGCCGGCGGGGCTATCCATGGTCTTGAGCCAGATGTTTCCCGCTAAGCTGGTAAAGGTCGCGCCGATCTTGATGCGCAGCGCAACCGTCGAGCCGCCCTGCCAGTCCGACAGGGCGACGCTGCTGATAGAAATTGCCATGGTTTACCTCGGAGTTCTGCGAGCGGAATCCCGCATGTTTCGGTCGGAGTCAGTCACCGCCTGCGCGTGCGCCATCGCCATGCCGCGATAGACGGCCTGATGGACCATGGCCGCGTCGGTGCCGCGTGCATCGATTTTGTAGACGGGCGAGCCGCCCATACTAGCCAGTTGGTGGTTCGGCACGATACTGCCGCTTGTGCCCGGAATCATCAGCTCTGGACCGCGCTCGCCGACGATGTACGGCGTGTCAGCGGTCACACTACCGCCCGCCGCACGGAAGCCACCGAAGATGCTGCCCGAGCCGAACAGATGCCCGCCCATCAGCTTGGAAGCCGTATCACTGTCGTTGAGCCAGCCCATCAGAGACCCGATGCCCGACTTCATTGCAGAGCCACCCGCCGTGGCGGCCACAGAGGAAGACTTCCCCCCAGCGGACTTGCCGACAGAACCAACCACACTGCTCAGAACGTCGGCCCCTGTCGAATCTCCGGCAACGCCAGCCAGGCCAGGGCCAGGAAGCTGGCTGCTGACAAAATTCGTGCTCGACACAGCGTCATGATTCATGGCCGCTTGCAGTGCATCAAAGTTGGTGATGATGCTCTCCGTATACAAACGAGCATCGGTGGCCGAGCCATCTCTCTTTTTGCCCTTTCCGAGGAACAGGCCTTCCATCTTTTCGAGAGACTGCGACGCCAGTGAATGCGCGGAGCCCTCGAACACGCTAGCAAAATCTCGGCGAGAGCCATGGCCGATTATGGCGTTTGCGGTTGCCGAATTCATGCCGCCTACAAACTGCTGCAGATCCTGCGCCAGTCCCCTGTAGGTCTCCTGGCTCTTGCGCCGCATCTCGTCAAACACAAGATCAATTTGTCCATGCAAGGTTGCATAGGATTCGCTCAGCCTGTCGGCGTCGGCCTGCAGCTTGTGTCCGCTGTCCAGGTCGTTGAGCTTGGTCCGGACATTGAGTTTTTTCGCTTCATTCTCGGGGTCGATGACCGTACCGCCCAAGAAACCGTCGAGTTGCTGAAGCTGTTCCAACTGCGCCGACAGAGCCTTGCGCTGAGCCGCATACTCGGCGTCATGTTGCTCCGCGAGCTTTACAGCGTAGGCATACTGGGTGATGCTGCCGGCAGCCAGGTCATACCCAAGAGTTGCCGCGTCCAGTGCCGCTTTATTCTTGGCCGCTGTCGCAGCGGCCTCTTCCTGCGCTCGCGCAAGTTGGTCCATCCCTCGCGTAATCGGCTTCCAGCCCGCCGCAGGCTCGGGACCGATCTCAGCCAACTGCTTGCGCATGGCAGAGATTTTTCCCGTAATTTGCATGTTGAACTGCTGCGTGGAATCCGCAACGTGAGAAAGAATCTTCTCTGTCGCCTCTTTGCCCCACTTGTGAGACGCCAAGACATTTTCCCAGTAAATTTGAGTCAGACCAGCACCCAAGGAAAACTCGGCCTGCATCTCCTTGATGTGGTTTTCAAGGCCGCTAAGCTCTTCCTCTTGTGCCTTGCGCGCGGCCGTCTGAGCCGCTTTGTCCGCATCGGAACGCGCCTTGCCATCCTTCGCGTCATGTAAGGACAAACTGCCAGAGGTACTGGCAATCTCCGCATGGGCGGTCTGCATAACGTTGCTGATGGTTTGCCAGGCCGAGGACGCCCACGTCATGTCCTGGCTTTTCTCGCCCTGGTGCACTCGCAACCACTCATACAACTGGCTGGTTGCGGGCGCTAAAGCCTTGGAAAGCGCGTTTTCCCTGAGTTGCTGCTGCTCAACAACATTCTTTCTGTTTCCAGAAGCTGCGGCGCGCTGCATCACGTCGTCATATTCGCCATTGATCTCGGACACTCGCGACAAGGCGCTCGTTACGCCCTGCCTTACACCCGACAGATCGCTATTCGAGGAAGAACCAAGCAGGCGATCGATCCAGCCCTTTTTCTCCTGCCCTTGCAGCTTGAGCATCTTGTCGATGTCAGTGTCGAGTTTCTTCGATAGCTGCTCGGCCGCGTCAGCCGCGTCCAGTAAGGCATTTTTCAGGCCATTTTGCGGCTGCTTCTTGGCCAACTCGGCGATCGACGACTCAATCGTCCGGTTGGCCTTCTCAAGCTCCATCCGCACAGATCCCGTGCTGGTCGCCAGCTCGCCCCACGCCTCCTGCGCTTTCTTTGCAGCCTCCTCCTGCTTTTTGAAATGCTCTTCAATCTTCTCGAAGTTTTCAAACGCCGCCTTAGCAAAAAGCAACACGGCCGCGACCGGAAACATCGCATTCATCGCTGCAGTAACAAGCGGCACCTTAGCCAAGACGCCTTGCAACGCTCGAGGAATCTCCGCACCAATGCTCTCGCTCAGCATGTGAATGGCATGCTTAGCCTCGGTGGTCTCCGAGCGCATCGAGCGCGAAAAATCCCTCGCCGATTTCGTCGCTTCGCCAAGGGCCTGCTTGAACTGCGTCGTTTCGAGCTGCAGGCGCGCATAAAGCCCCGCAATCTCCTGCCTGGACGCCATAAACGACCTACTTCCTCACCGACAGGGGCATGAGTATCATGTTGACCCTCTCGGCAATTTCTTGATCTGTGGGCTCGGGCGCTTTCGGCTCTTCGTATCCGGGAATAAACATGCCCGGAGTGAGCGGCTGCTTCGGATGGCACATCGAGAAGTTGGCCGTAGTGGCCGAAACAATGCCGGCCAGAAGGAACTCATGATCCTGCCTGCGCTGATACCTCTTTGTCAGATAAGAAAGCTGACGAGGAGTCGAATGCCAGAACTCCTCGTCAGACAATCCGAGGTTGAATCGAGCAAAAGACCAAAGCTCATGCCAGCGCTGACTGTTTGTCAGCCCTGGCTCTGTGCGTTTGGGTCTTCCGCCTCGGCCTCTTCATCGGCCATAGCCTTCGCCCACGCCTCGATCACCTTTTCCCAGATGGGAATGATCGTTTTGCGCGTCACCACCCCAGCCACATCGCTATACGCAATGCCAGGGTGCTCGCGCAGCGTGGCAGCATAAAGCATTCCCCGCACGATACTGATGCGAGGGGTTTTCACATCTTTGCGACTCATGCCAGTAAGCAAAGAAATCCCTGCTTCGTCCTCGGCTTGGGCAATCGCGTCAAAATCGAAGCGCAGCCTGTAAGTCTGCGCTCCGACGACCAAATCGACAGTCGGCTTCAAAGGATCCATCAGTTAGGCTCCCAACGTAAGAGTGATGATGCCCGTAATCTGCAGCGTAGTCTTGAATGTGGTCGCCTTATCCACGCTGATGATAGGCAAAAGCGGAGACTTGACGTACGCCGAGAAGCTATACACGTTGCCTGTAGTGCTCTGTCCGGGACCAACAGGAAGAGTCACTTTGAAATCGTAGGCGTCTTGCGTTGCAAACGCCGTGTTCAGTGCCGCCTGGCCGGCATCGGTGGGCAAATAGATGCCCTCGAGTTCCAGTGTTCCCGAGCTGATCGTGGTAGGCATAAGCTCATCGACCACAGCCTTGCCTGACTTCGGGCTTGAGAGGTTGGTGATCTTGTCGTACGTCGCTTCCGCACCCGAGAAATTCGGGGTTTTGACTTGCAAAATTTCCGTGAACGTTTCCGTGGTGGAACCGTCCGTAACACCGCCAATAGACAAGACGGTGCCCGCGCCGCTGTAACCTTTGGTCGCCATACTGAACCTCGTTTAGTTTTGGAAAGTGAAAATGACATGCAGATGCGAGGAATAAATCTCAGCATCCGCGTTCCAGTCGTCCTGTTGGTTTACGATCTCGGCCTCGAAGACACGTGTACCGTCTGGCAGGTCACCCTTGAAGCCAGAGAACAGGCCGTACACCGCTTCAATGAGCGCCGCCGCATCGACGTATCGAATCGCCGAGCACTCGAACACGATCCGGCTCTGGCTGACGCCCACATCCTCATTCAGGCTGTACGTGGGCGTCCGCGAAACGACTTGATAGGTGACGCAGGGATAATCTGAAAGGTCTACTGGAGCCACGATAGGGCGGATGCTTTTCGCTATCGTGGCAACCACAGGTGAGGCCGCCAAGGCTTGATACACGCCCTCAATCAGCATTGCGAATGCCCTCTTCAATGGCTTCAATCATGGCGTCCAGCACTTCCTGCTTCGATTCATCCATCCCGCCCTCGATGAAATAGCGACCAGGAATCGCCTTGATCTGTCGCCGATTACGTTTGCGACCATGCGAAGTGAGCTTCCAGCCGTTGTTTTGCCAGCGGATTACATATCCAGCTAACTCCGTTCCGCCGATCTTGCAGTTCGCGCCTCCCTCGGAAACCTTCACGACTGCGTGAATGTCCTCGCGCATGATCTCTTCGGGAAGAGAGTTGCTTTTCGGCGTTGGCGTTTGCCGGTCCTTCTTCGCGGAAGCCGCGGCATTCGCCTTGATCGCCGCAGTTGCAATCGCTCCGCCTTTGCTAAGGGCGTTTGCCAGGATTTTGGTCTGGGTCTTTATCGAGAGCCCGGAAAGAGCCACGTCAAGAGCCTTTGTGTCGACGGAAAATGCAAGCTCATCGGCCATCAGTTGCTGTCCTCATCGACAATCTTGGTTGCAATGCGCACCTTGCGATTCCTGTGCATCACGTTGTCGACGGCCTGAATTTCATAGAGATCTCCGGCAAAGGAAATACGCTGGCCGGGCTCGACAATCACGTCTATGCCTGGCCAGCGGATCGTGAACATCTCCGATGAATCAGAAGTGCGCACGTTGTCACTAAACGACGCCTTGTACGCTGCTGATCCTGCACCTTCCACCTTGGCTCTAGTCGTGAGAACGTTTGACCAGGCCGCGACGGGCTGCCCCGCGCTGTCCGCTGTCGACGTTTCGCTCTGAATCGTAATGGAGTGGCGCAATTCGCCAGCCGCTATGTAAAGAGGGTCAAATCCCATCGCTACACCACCGATTCAAGATCTGGACACTCAAACGCGTACAGATCCAGCAACTCAGCGACACCAAACGGAATCGACTTCGGTGCCGAAGGGTTCGCGGCCTCCGGGCAGTTATACCAATGCGAGGCGAGCATCAAGATAGACAGCGCAATCGACTGCGGCAAAGTGCTGACGTAGTAGTTTGCACTACAACTGGAGCCTGCTTGAGACGACGAAAAGACGAATTCGCCATTGTCAAAGGTGTAACTGACATCATTTCCAGAGGCGTCCGTTACGCCGACGATGCCGACGGGGGTTTGCCGAGGCGCATAGGTGAACGGGGCGCTGGAGGGCACAGTAAATGCCTCCGGCGCCGTGATTGGCTTCGCATAAGACCCGGAGATGAAATCCACCTTGACCGATCCCGGCTGATATAGCGTAGCGGTTGGCCAGAAAAAACCTGCCGTTGGCACAATTCGCGCTGGTTCGCTCGATCGATCAACGTAATAGCCTGTCGCCGGCACAATCTGCGCCGCGCCACCCTGATCCGCATAGCCAATCGACTGCACAGACAGGCATCGCGGCCGAGGAAGTGCAATCGTCATACCGCCATAGACACCATTGAAGAACATCCAGTCATTGCGCATAGCAGGATTCACTGTCGGACTGAACGTCGCTACCGGAAAGTGATCGAGCGTCATGCGCCACGACTGCGGAAAGAAGGCCCGGCGCGTGTATTTTTCGGCATACTCTCTCGCTGCAATACCGTAGAGAGTCAGGATGGCATCGTCATTCGTAAAGGAAGCATCAACGCGACATTGCTGCTTAATCTGCGCAAGAGATACAGGCTCAGCAATGGGCAGCCCCGTGAGATGAAACGACAAAATCATGTAGGCGACACCTCTCAGAGAAAGAAATCGGGGCGACAAAAGCCGCCCCGCATGACCCTACTTGCAGGTGCAGGCAACAACCGGAGGAGTGGTCGTGCTGGCCTGCGTACTGATACCGCCGACACGGCAGAAGCCGACAAAACCGACCTCATAGCTGGCCGCATAGCGCTCATTCAGACGAATGATCTGCAGGCCGGGGTTCTGCTGACGGAAGCGATACGCCGACTTGAAGTCGCCAAAAAGAAGCGGCACATTGCCGGTAGCCAGGCTGGGCATCTGGGTGACCAACTTCACGGGCTTGCCAAGGATAGTTCCGACGAATCCCTGCGTCGCGTCGCCCAGGCCGGGAAGAAAGAGCGGGCGGCTGTTGGCGTCGGTGAGGCCAAGGACGCTTGCGAGCACAGCGTTATTCATTGCCCAGATTGCATTGGTCTGATAGGCCGGATCGAGCGCGGCAATGGCCGAGGTGAAATCGCTGTAGCCAATCTTTGCCGTCGCCGAGCTGGTAAAGCCCTCGGTGTAGGCCGCCGCCAGCGAAGCTACCGTGCCCGAATCACCGTTATAGATCAAGCTCGAAGAGCCGCGAAAATAGCGCTTGCCAAACTTGTCACGCAGCCAGGCCTCAATATCGAAGCCAGCATCAGACAGAAGCCCCATATCAACCTTGACAACGCCCGTTGTGAAGGTGTCCACCTGCAAGAGCTTGCTCGTGGTCGTCGGATCGGTCTCGTCGGCATCCTTGCCAACGGTGACCGAGGTCAACCCATTGGAAGTATCGTCGTCGAGCATAACCTTGATCGGATCGCCATTGTCTGTTTTCTGCACGTCCACGATGTTGTAGAGCTCACCGTAGCTCTTTTGCGCGGAGATAATTGCCGAATCAAACTGCTGTGGAATCATCACGGCGCCGGTTGCACCCACGGTCAAGTCGCGACTCTCGACCTGGCCGGTCCGCATGAAGCTGCGGAAGCTGGCCGTGATCTGGCGCTTGCGCTCTTCAATATTTTCGGCGGCAGCAGCAGATTCGCCAGGCACAGGACGGGCGGGGCGGTTCTGGATCGAGCGCTGCTCCGCCTCGTGACGCTCAACAGCCTCCAGGCGGGTAATGTCGGCGTCAATGGTGGCCACGTCGGCCAGCATGGTGTCAAACTTACTGCGCTGCTCGGACGTGATCGTCTCAGCGCTCATGATGACCGATGCGTCGGTCATCAGCTTGTTTTTGCGTTCGCGAAGCTCTTTGAGCGTCATGCGAATACCTCGATTGGAATTTGGCGCAGAGACAATCGCCGCTGCATGTGGCGACCTCACGGCAACAAGGCGCACGAGTGCGGTCGAGCGCAGCCAGCAAGTGGCACGTCCGCCTTGTGTATTGCAAAAATCGATGTGGGCTACTTGGCCTTAGCCAACGCCAGCATCATTTCCATGCGCTGGCGCTGCTCGGCACTGATCGGCCTGCTGCGCTGTTGCTGGCAACACGACTCGCAGTTCTCGTCATCGCAGTCCGGATCAGAGCAGAGGTCACAATTTCCATCCTGGCACTGCGCGCACTGGCAAAGACAAGCGGAATCGTCATCCGTGTAACGATGCTCGAGGCGCGAGCGATACTCAACAGGGCACGAGTCTGGCAATGACCGTACACCGGCCGTTGTCGAGGCGAAAGCCGGATATGTGACAGGGGAAACGTCAAAGAGTTCAGAGATCTCGAGAATGCGCCGCGTGATTGACCCGTCTTCGTTGTCTGTCCACTGATCGCGCGACACGATGTACGAATAGGACGACTGCGAAACATCGCCGCGCTGCATGGAGACCATCAGATCGCGTGCCAACTGCGTGTCGGGAGGATCGATGCTGTACGCCAGACCGCGAGCGTCGATTGTCAGCTTTAGCGTGTTCGCAACCGTTCGACCGAGGATCAGATTGGGATCGTGGTTGAACAGAGCGCGCACGTCGGGGCGCGATGTCATCACCTTATCGAACGCGTGTGGATCTACCATTTCGATCCACCCCATATCTTCACTGGCACTATCGAAAAGCGCAGCGTATCCAGCAATCTGCGGCTTATCGCTTTCCTGCGAAACCCGGAATTCATGCGAAACGAAACGACGCTCAGGCTTATGCTGCGGCATTGAGATTCCTTTCAGCGAGCGCCGCGCCGGCCTCGCGATAGACGGTGTAGGTGATGGAACTGAGAGCTTTGCGCAGTTCGACGCTGGCGATCTCGTCGCGCGCTTCGATCTGCCATTCGATAGCGCGTCGCGCTACGCCACGCACGTACTCGCACCGGCCCTTGTCTGTGGCACGCCACTCTTCCGGCAGCCTCAACTGCCGCCTCGCTTCAAACTCCGCAAGAGTCGCAATCGAGTCGGCCATCGGTGCCAAAATTGGTGTCAGGCTGTCGGAATCGCGCTTGCTGCGCGTTGCGACGCGCCCAACGGCATCCTTGGCAATCGAAAGGAGTGCTGGGCCGTAGCCCAGCATCATGCTGCGCATTTGCGGATCGACGGACGGCTCCGGCGGAGCATTGACCGGCTGATCCTGTATCGATTCAGTCGTCAGCATTCGGCTAGCAGCCTGCATGTTCACCGGGGCAATAGTGATCTCACCCTCCGGCGTGCCGAGCGGGTTATATCCGATCTGCTCGCGGCATTCATCCGCCGTGAGAATTCCCCACTGGCGGCCAACCGCGAAGCCATCCATCGTGCTTTTCCAGTCGCCGCGCAAGCGCTGGCTCACATCAAACTCTACAAAGCGGCTAGGATCACCCCCCAGCAGCTTGATGGCGATTTCTTGCTCGATTCGGACCAGGTACGGGCGCAGAGTGTCAATGACGAACGACAGAGACTGCTGCTCGGCATTGTTGTTGCTCATGCGCCCGAGCTCGCCGACCATCCCAGGCAGCACGCGAAAGAGCGCCGCAATATCGGATCGGCTGAACTGCATCGACTCAAGCCATTGGCTATCCTTGGCATTGATGCCGATCTGCTGGTATTTCCACTCTCCAGAAAGAACCGCCGTGCGACCGCTATTCTGGCCACCGGAAGAACTCTCCCAAAACTTTCGCATTTTCTGTTCGGCGCCGTCGTCACCACGTCCGACACGCGTCAGAATGCCCGGCGGCGTCGAGTTATTACCAACGAAGCGCGCCGATTGCTTTATCGCGGCCTGCGCCCAGCCGATCGTCTGGCGGGCCTGCTGGATGGGACTCAATCCTTCGAGGCCATCCCACGAGAACAGCCGGAAGTGAAGGCAATCTTTGCCCGCAATGATGCGCTCACCGCCAGTGGCAAAGTCCACCGTGCGATAAGCCAATGAACCGTCGGGAAGCCGAACCGGCTTTGTGCGCAGGCAGTGCAGCGGATAAAGCTGCAGAGGAGCTCCTGCCTTATTGCGCAGAATCTCCAGAAAGCTATTTCCGCAAAGAGCCATACACCCGGCGACGTTCTCCCATAGGACCGATGCCGACATCTCATCGTTTGGCATCAGCGCCAGCATCTTCCAGATCGGGTCTTCAATTACTTCCGAGCGGCCTTTGCCCACACGCTTGTACGTGCGCAGCGTCAAACTGCCGATTGATTCCGCGATCACCCGCACGCAGGCATACACCGTAACGTGCTGCAGCGCCGAAAACTCGCTGACGATCTCATTGGATGCCGTCGCGTTGCCGCCAAAGAGCCATCCCAGCGTAGACAGAAAGCCCGACGCAAGCGGAACTGACGGATTTTCCATCGGGTTCGCGCGAAACTCCCGCAAACGTGCAAAAAATCCCATAATTTCCCCTACAGGTAGTACGGTTCAAAGCCGGAATCGGAATCGTCGGTAGTGCCAAGCGCGACAAAAATGGCCATAATCAAAGCCACGATACCGTCGATTTTTTCGCGCGACTTGGCCTTGTCTGGCTTGATATTGCCCGCTGGATCTTTGGCCGCGATCACATTCGAGGCCATCCAGCGCAGGACAGGATTGCCATCGTGAGCCACTTCGCCCGAAAGCACCATTTCCATCAGCCGCTTAGTGGGCGCATTCATGCTGGCAAAGCCCTGCCCCATCTCGACCATCTCAAAACCATCGGTATCGCCAAGATTGGTGACAATTTCCGTACTATTCCAGCGATCGAACGCTATGCGGTCGAAGCGGAACTCTTCGCGCAGATCATTGATGGTTTTGCGAATGTACCGGTAATCGATCACCGGCCCCTCGGTGAGATGAAACAGCCCCTGGCGCTCCCACACGTCATACGGAACGCGATCGCGTTTCACGCGCCGCTCGAGGTTCTCTCTTGGAAGGAAGAACTGCGGAAAAGCGCGGTAGTACGGATCATCCTCCGTAGGCTCAAAGAGCAAAAGAAAGCATGAAATATCGGTGGTGGTCGACAAATCGAGCGATCCCACAGCGCGTCGGCCGCGCAGACTTTCCCGATCGACCACGCGCTTACAGGCGTCCCACTTGTCCATCGGCATCCACACCGAATACGACGTGGTCCAGACGCACAGACGGAAGCGCAGAAAATTCGCCAACGAACTGGGATCAGCCTTCGCCACCTGCGCTTGTTCGCGCAGCTCAGCAAGCGACACGGCACCACCCAAACAAGGATTGGCTTTTATCCAGTTGCTCTCGTCTTCCCAGTTGAAGTCGCTGCGGCCCTCGTCGTCGATGCCACAGACCCAGGCAAACCATCGGTCATCAGGGACAATGCCCTTCAGAACTTTTTCGCTGTACTCGCGCTTGCGAAAACAGACGCTGTTTTGGTTCTGACCGCTGTTGGTGATCGTAAACATAAGCGGCTGCTTACGCTTGCCCATGGCACTGTAAAACACATCCCAGACACCGGACGTTGTATGCACGTGCAGCTCATCAATGCACACAAACGTGGGGCGCAGCCCCATAAGGTTCTGGTCTTCGCTGGCACACGGCTCAAACTTGCTCGCAGTACCCGGAATGCAGAGGTTTTCACGGCTGACATCGATGTGCTTACTAAGCCATTCGCTCTTCCGCACCATCAAGCTGGCCGTATCAAAAACCAGCTTGGCCGTCTTGCGATCTGTGGCGGCCGCGTAGACCTGCGCGCCGGGCTCGCCAAAAGCATACAACTCATACAGGCAGAGCCCGGAAGCCACGAGCGACTTCAGGTTTCCGCGCCCGACCTCGGTGTAGGCGAACTTGAACCGACGAACCCACTTTCCCTTTTCGTTTTTGCGCTTCCACCCGTACAGTATCCAGAGCAGCGCCTGCCACCAAGGTGGAAGTTCAATCGGTACGCCATCCCAGTCGCCATCCGTGCCAACCAGAAAGAGCGGGAAGAACTCGATGACGGCACGCGCGGCTTCCTTGTCAAACTTCAGCCCACGCGATTTGCCTGTTTTCAGGTCGTTGTAGTGGCGCTCGATCTGTAGATGAACGAGCTTTGAAACCGGAATGCGGCCAGCAAGAACATCCTTCATGTACCGCTCTGCCGTTATCCGCACCGCCATCTCTACCCAGCCCTTTTCGCCATGTACTCCGCTCTGGGATCACTCGCCACGTCATCTGCGCCCATGCCGATCTCAGGTGCACGCTCTTCAAACATCGTTGTCAGCTTGACGAGCGCCGACAGAGCGCCAGGCGCAAACTTATGTTGATGAACATACGCCTCGCGCTGCTGAAACAAGAGCAGGCAGACGGTTTCAAGTGCGAACGAGTCGGCCTCAAAGATTCGACCTTCCCATTTCGCTCGGCATTCATCCCAAATCTGGTGAAGTTTTTCCGCTCGCTGGTATCCGATACCAGGAGCCTTGACGAGAAAGTACGCAGGTGGATCGCCGAGGGGGATGCGAGGAATTTTGAGCGCCTCGATCCGGCCCGCCAGTCGACTGGGGTCATTTCGATGCGCCCCCTTCAGGAGCTGCAGCTCTATCGGTTTTGGCTTCCTGGGCATTTTTGACCTCTTTGAATGCAAGACACGTCAAATCGCCCCCGCGAACAGGCAGCAGGGCGCAAATAACGCCACATCTGGAGACGATCCAGACTTTGGCGATCAAACATTTGTTCAGGCTGATTTTTTTATTATGCGGATATGTGCGTAAGGGTCCACATACGGTCTACAGAGGCCGACCCTGAATCTTTTGACCCCCATACCCCTGTGCGCCCGCTACTGGCCGCGCGCGGTACGCGCATCGTGATGCCCACTGCACAGCGGCATCAGGTTCGTCTCCTCGAACCGCAGGTCAGGCCGCTCTCGCAGCTTGGCGATATGATGCACGTCGGTTGCCGAAACAGCCCGGTGGTCTTCCTTAAGGCAATCCACACAGAGAGGATGCCTTCGCAGGTATGCATCACGGAACTCTCTCCAATGCCGATCATACCCGCGTTTACACGCCGAATCGCGCCCATACTCGCACTGTTTTGAGCTCGACTTTTTGCGGTCAAGGCACGCAGCGCAATAGCCACCATCGACGATGCGCCCACAATGGCCAAGGCAAAAACGCTTTGCACGCCTCGGCACGCTTAGTCCCCGCTCGACAGCGGAATACCGCGCTGACCTTCGATGTGCGAGATGCGACGCTCGTGATCTGTCAGCGTTACACCATGCTTGTCAAGTATCACGCCCTGCTCGTCGAGCCTTACATCGTGGCTGGCAACGCGCTGGTTGAGTTTGCCCGCATGATACGCAACCGTGAGCAGGTTCAGCAGCGCGCCTGCGCCGACCGTAAGCTGGATCTGCAACGTTCCATCCATCAAACGTTCTCCCTAAAAAAAGAAAAGGGCCGACACGCTCACGCGCATCAGCCCAACTTGTTATGCAACCAATCGATGCTGGCCGAAGTATTCCACCTTCGCCTCGAGCCGCTCGACATAATCTTCCGGCGGCAACGGCCAGTTGGTTCGCTTATCGCGAGCCGTCAGTCGTTGCTCTTCGTTCAGGCCCGCCGTTTGCGACGGCCGACGAATCGCGTACGACACCATTTCAGAGGCCGCAATAGAGCGCGGCGACTCACTAGTTACGCACGCATTCCACTCTTCGCGTCGACCAATTTCATAGCCGACATGTTCGTTGTTTGCGCCGTTGACGCGCGACCATTCGCCCAAGCGACACATGCGCTCTCCTTCAGCAAAGGACACATTCCTTACGCGAAGCCAATCGTTAACTGCGTCGTATGGGGCGTAGAGTTTAAACAAGTTTCCACTAGCGCGCTGCTTTGGACGTTTGCCCATGACAGTTACGCCAAACGAGAAGAGCCACCAAAAGAAAAACCGGCTTGCGCCGGCAGGGATGATTCTCTTGATGGGGCAGTACAGACACACGTCAACCTACGAGGTACTACGAGGGCTCTAGCGCGGCCCCACACCCTCTTGCGGGATGACGAGGTGTTTCCACCGAGAGTGAATCTACCCGATCTTTTTCCAGAATGCAAATCGAGCACAAAAAACAGGCGCAGCCAACTGGCCACGCCCGTCATTTTTCAATCAGAAATCAAGAAATATTGATTTCGCGATTAACCGCTCCAGTCCTGCACAATCGCACCAATCTTTAGCTATAAAGTTCAGCGATATTCCCCGCATTCATCGAGCTCCGTCTCTGCCACGCCTCGGGAGGAAATTGCCTCGATTTATCGATCAATTCGCCAACTTTCAACGCTTTTCCTCTTCTTCCGGCTAGATTCCCCAAACAGGCACCGACAACTACGCCACATGCTTCGCAATAAACTCTGAATAAGCTGGTGGAATAGCCTGACTGAGCGTTTTCATGCTCATCCAATCAATACCCATCGCCTCGCGCGCCTGATTTACCGTGAACGTTTCCCGAACTACATTTCTGACGGTATTGGTCTGTGGCGTGCTCCCGGTGACCGTAATCGACCGAGGACGCACATTGTCTACCGGCGTATGCCCACAAACTGTCAGAACTTTTGGTGCTGTGAAATGCCCCCCTTTTCCGCAAACAGACAATGCGGGCACGTATCCATGCTGACAACGCGGCCGGAGTGGAATCGAAAATGAAGTCTCAAAGACGCGATGCCGTCGAAGCTCTGCACGTCCACCCTTAGTGCGCAATCCGAACATCGTCCCACAGAGCATGATGAGAAATCCAGACTCGCCCAGAGGTGCATCTTCGACATTTTCTATGCAGTACGGAGCTCCCGACTTCACAAGCCTTGACCGCGTAGACGGAATCAGGTTCGGTCTATCTTTCTTGTGCAAATGGCGCAGGCGCGAGAACGCCTGGCACGGAGGACTTGCCCAAATAAAATCAAACCCCTCCAACGGAAATGTAATTGCATCAGCCTGAATAAACCGAAACGGGTAACGAGGCTGCGGATTTATATCCACTCCGGTTACGTCATAGCCTGCACGATGTAACCCCATCGAAGCACCACCGCCGCCGCAAAACAAATCAAGAGCTTTCTTCATTACGCTTCTTGCCTCCGTCTTCCGTACCGCGTTACAGGCGTCCGCGCCTCATGTGCCGCATCGGCCAGCGCCTGGCTGTACGCCGCCAACTGACCAGCCATATCCAGCGGCTCATGCTTATCCAGCACGCCGCGCCGCAACGTCCAAATCTGCACAAAGCCCTGCGTCAAAATGCCCTCGCTTGCTGCCGCGCAATTTCCTTGTAATCCCACGGCCAGGTGTTCTCGTCGAGCCACAGACCGAGCGAGATAAACTTCGCTGGACCGTACTGGTACCGCATGCGCGAGGCGAGTTTCGCGTGCTTGCGCACAGCCCCAACCATGCATTGCGCCAACACTCCCAGCGACTCACCCTGTTCAGCGCGCACTCGCAGTGCAGCCTCCACCACCGGCCCCATACCGCCGCGTCGCCGCTCGATGAATCCGAGCTTGCGCATCACCCAAGCACGCGCAGCCGCCACCTCGGCAAACTCGAGCTCCGGCTCTTCCGGTTTTCGCTCTCGCTTTGCGGCCGCCGCGGCCTTTGCATTTTCCTCGCGGTAATAGCTCTCAAAATCCGCGCGCGTCTGCGGATTGCACTTCCGAAGATGCTCTAGCTGGTCCGGCGTGAACTCGCTCGCTACCACGGCATCATCGACTTGTCCCAATCCACAACGCCCGGCCGCATCGCGAACCGCTCGCCCACCTTCCGCCTCATCGGCGCCAATCGCTTGCGGCGTTTGGTTGCAGGTTTCACGCTTGGCGGAAACACCGACCTGCCTGAAGCCCAAACTTCCACTACTTCCATCAGGCGTTGGTCGAAAATGCCGACCGTCAACGGAAACATCCGCGACAACCGCGGCATGTTCAGCCGCGCTTCCCGCGTCTGCGACTTGCGCCAGATCAGCGGCGCTGGTTGCCGACGGCGTACCGCCACCACCTCGCGGCTCAGTGGCCACACCAGCACCATTGCCCTCAACAGCAGCATTGGTCTTTTCTGCCGCTGACAGTAAGCCCACCTGTCTACCCACGGGTTTAGTTTCACTGCATCGCTCTGCAATCTCACTCGTTCCTCCATTCGCCTCCCCCTCGCCCGCGAGGGGGATAAGGGGGAGTTGCTTTTGTTGTTCTTGTTTAGGTTCCGGTTCGCGCACGCGCGTTCCATTAAGCGCCGAAGCGTTTTGCCGCCCTTTTGCCGCCCTTTCTACCGCCCTTCTGCCGCCCTTCTGCAAAAAAAATCCATCATCAGAAAGGGCGGCAGGCTGCCACCCTTTTGGCACCTCGTCCAACTCGGTAAAAAAGTAGTAGGTGATCTGCGCGCGGCCTTGGTTCGCCGGGTGCATGCGCAGGATTACCTCTTTGCGCTCGAGCGCAGCCAGATACCGCTGACACGACCGCCTATCGCACATTGCGTCCTTGGCAATCGTCTGGATACTGGGATAGGTGTAGCGGCCTGCGCGGTCCTGATGCGAGTCCGCCAGCACCATCAGCACCAACTTTTCACGCGCCGAGATCAGCTCGCCATTCGGGCACTCCAGCAGCCCCTTTGCATACGCGGATGCCCTTGCACTCATGCCAACACCTCCGCCATCGTGGCCGTAATGTCGGCCGTCGTCATCGTCTTATGCGTCCCTGAAAATTGCACAGTGCTACCCCATGCGCTGCAAGCTCTATGCCCGCAGCGTCCTATCCATCTCGTCCTGCTTGCCTGTTACGCCGCCACCGGCCTCCGGTGGCCCATCCGCTCGTAATGCTCCTGCCAGTTGCTCACCGGCGCGCGACATTGCGGACACCACTCAATCCGCGTTCTGATGCCGAGCTCCGATGGCGTAGCTCGCATGACCGCTGTTACCGCCTGCCTATGCTGGCCACGTACATCACACAGTCGCACGCCCAAGGCACGGGCACGCGCTGTGACTGCCTTCCGGTTGCGTCCGTAAGGCCTCAACGCGGCCTCGGCATCGTCGATACTGCGCCCGCGTTGTCGACGTAACACCCCATCCTCACGCACGCTCCAGCGCCGACACTTGCTCACCTTGTCCAACCCCAACCGCCGCGCCATACCTGCGACCGCCCTCCGCGTGCGCCCCAACTGTTCGGCCAGGTCATCCACCGGCACGCTTGCGGCCACTCCCTTGCGCAACTCCGCGATCTGCGCCCCCGTCCATCGCCGTAGCTGCATTACGCCACCTCGTCGTCACTGGCCTGCCACTGCGCCCAGTTAGCCAGACGCTTGCTCGCCCAGTCCCGCGACGTGCGCACCTCACGCAGTCGCGCATCGCCAGTGCGCGCCATCAGGTCGATCATGGCCAGCAGTCCGCCCACCTTGCGCTCGAGCACCATCTGATTCGGCAGCCCGGTGCGCGGCGATGTGCCGTTGTAGCCGTACCGCAGCACCTTGCCCGCCATCACCGACACCTCTCCACACCGCTCGATCAACATCACCAGGCGTTCGACCTGCGCCGGACGCAGGAAAGGCATCGCCTGCGCCACGTCCTCCATCTCCACCGCCATCGACAAGTCCTTGACCGCGGACTCGGCCTTTTCGCAACGATCAGCCACCTCCACCGCAACGCCCCAACCAGCACCCACATACCCCAAGCGCTTCGCTCGCGCGTCGAAAACATCCCGAGCTATGTGCGTATTCCTCGTCCGCAGCCAATACCGCAAAAGGCCCGACTTGTGCGCTCGTTTACGCGCCCACTCCATCACCCGCATAATCCACCCCTCCAACTCGCCTGTTGCGATGCCAGCTTGCGCTGCATCTTTTCCCGTTTCGCCCGTGCCCGCGCCACGCATGCCTCATGCCGTGTCGGATACCTCCAGCACTCCTCGTGCTTGTACTCCAGCGCCTCGCGCATCTGGGCCATGGCCTCCGGATCGCGCACCACGCAGCTATGC